TACAATGCGAATTAATAATATATGGAATACCATCAATTGTGCTATTAATATAGTCGATTGTATGGACCTTTCTACCCTCTGGAGTTCTAAGTCCTGCAAATGCTCTTAAATCATTTTTATTTAAGATTAAATAAGCTCCGCCTTCGATTTCTTCATCTCCACCATAAGCAAAGACAATATCATCTAATGTTGAGTCAGTGATAGCTGAGATTTCAAGTGGAGTAGCGTCCGCAAGTGCTACTGCTTGGTCACTAAAGATACCTGTGAATGTATTTGATGTTCCTGGTCCTTTTAAGATTTGTTCACTTATCTTTTTCTTTAAAGCGATATTAATGTTTTTAATAACTTCTGCTTGATAAGGTAAGCTTGGTAGTTTTTCTAACTCTTCAGTAATCTCAGTGTACGCAGTAACTTTAACTTTAGTAATTGTTAAATAACCAAAGTCTGGTTCTGTTTCACTATAAGCAGCACCTTCAGCAGTTAGACCAGCGATACCATTACCTTTAATAAATGATTTCTTATAAGTCTCTCCACCATTTAAATTCACAACCTTAACACGATCAACTAAGCTTGAAACTTGAGCGAATGGATAAGCAGCAATGTTTGGAGCAGTGTGTTCAGGAAGTAAAATCTCTTCACTTGATACTTGAATTACTCTTGCTTCTTTTAACATTACACCACGTTTTTCAAGTTCCTCTTTATTAACTTGATCGGTTCTTTCAATTTGAATTGGATTGATGACAGCTTTTCTTTGAATAGCAAGCTTTCTATCAATTGTTTCCTCTTCTTCTTTTAATTCATCGACTTCTTTTTCTAAGTCCTCTAATAATTCAAGTGTTGCTTCAACACCTGTTAGGCCTTTGATTTCATTTAATCTGACCTTGATTTCTTGTTTTCTTTTCTCTAAATTCATTATTTAGTTCCTCCAATTTTTATTTTTAAATCTATTCTTTTCCTTAATAACGCCTCATCAATTTTTCTCTTTTCTAATTCCATAGTCTTTAGTTCTAAGTCCATAGACTCTAAAGAACGAGCATAAATTGAAGTGTTGTCATAAGCTGGAATATCAACGATTGATACATCATAGAGTCTATCAATTTTGGTGATTCGTCTTTTTGGAATTTCACCTTCATGATCCCACTCTTGTTCTTTAACTGTAAAAGCAAAACTCATCTTTTCTAAAAGTCCTGATTTTACCATCTTATAAATATCTTTGTTGTGCTGAGTATCTAAGAGTTCAGCTCTTACCTTTAGTCCTCTTTCATCAGATGTAAGTTCTAAAGATTTATTTTTGGTTCTTGCGATGATTAAGAATGAGTCCATATGGTTATATTTCATTGGCACATCTTTAATCGCATCTTCACTTAGTGCATTTGGATCAATGCTTTCAATGAAACCATACTCTCTTGTTCCGATTAAGGTTTCCTCATTGTAAAGAATCGCATAACCTTCTAAAATCATTTTTTCATCTTCTTCTCTAAGTTCAACTTCTGCAAGTCTTGTTTCTTTTTTGATCATCTGGTTTCCACCTCTTTTTTCTTAATTGTTACTTCTTTTGTATATTCATACTCAAGCTCAGCATCTTTATAGTAAAAATTCTCGAGCTTTTCTTTTTCACAATACTCATCAATGATTTTAGTTTTCTCTTTTTGTTCTGCTAAAATTGATGCTATTGCCTCTTTTGTTATCTTGCCATTAATCGTTACCTTCATTATTTAAATCCTCACTTTCTCCAACTTGATATTGATTAGCTTTTAAAGCATCTACATAATTCAGTGATTGTAATCTTTTATCACCATTTTCAACTGGCTCTAATCCAAGTAGAGCTCTTGATTCATTTAGGCTCATAATTCCAAGTCCCATCAACTTTTCAATTGCACTTACCTTTGTGTTCCAGGATGCATATTGTAGTCTTTCACTATAAAAGACAACTTGCTCACCTCTTTTGATTTCATTATCAGTAAGCAGCCCCAAAGAAAAAGCCTCCGACAACTGAATGGCTAAGGGCTCTATCGTTTGTTCATAAAATGAATTAAACTCATCTTCACTATAATTTGAGCTAAAGATTGGTGATGAAACACCGAAGTAGTTTAATATCTTATCATTTAAGAATTCTAGTGTTTCTTTATCTATTAACTTTGGATCCACATTTAAGGGAATGTACTCGCTTTTTAAATCAATAGGGATTATTGAACTTCCCTTATTTTTTATTGATTCTCTCAAGGTTTCATTAAATGAAGTTAGTTGTTTATTCTTATCCGTTTCATTTAGCATCGCATTCATCTTAAGAAGCCCTTTGATTTGCATTGAACTTCTTAGTGCATTTTCAACACCCTGAAGCACGTTCTCATTGATGTTGATTGCTTTAAGTAATGCTTCCTGGTCTCCCTTATGGCCACTTCCACCAAAGATATCATTATCGTGATAAAACCTTTTTAAATGAATAATGTTCTCATAAGGAATAATAAATGTTTCTTTGTTTTCAAACTGAAATCTTAGATAGTAATTATTACCACCATCAACAATTGGTTCAACCATAATTGGATTAAGCGGATATAAACCTTTAAGCTCACCATCATCAAACATTGGATAAACAAATGAATTATCATCTATAAAAAGTTTTGTAATTACTTTATAGATAAACTGATAAGGTGTCATTACCTCATTTGGCTTGTGCTTTAAAATAAAAGACAGCTTTCCGGTTTTATCGGTCACTGTCTTATCGTTTTCGTTTTTAATATGTCTAGGTTTTAGTTTGGCGCACTGGCTTGCTATTCTATCTATAGCAATTTTCACTACATCAGACTTTGAGATGTTTGTTCCAAATGAAACTTGTGGAATATTAAGTTCGCTTACAAATTTGAAGGGCTGTTCTGAGCCTTGTTTTTTCTTTCTTTTAAATATGGCCATAGAGACCTCCTTGTTTACTGTATATTTAAAATTGATTTAATGATATAATGTAAGTGGTCGCGATTTCAATGAATCTCTTGATATATGTTGATAATCTAATGCTAAGCAAAATCACCATCTCTTTAAGTGTTATTATAAATTTTAAGGGAGCTGATATTATGAAATATATCAAATGGTGTTTAGGGGCTTTTGTGATGGTGCTGTTAGTTTTAATTATTTAATTCTTCAATATATTGAATTTCGTGAGCACAGGGGCCTTGAGGTTCGATTCCTCACACCATCACCAATTAATAAAATTACCACTGTTAATCAGTGGTTTTTTTATATCATATTTTCAAAATCCAACTTATATCTATTTAAAACAGCATAAGCAATTATAAGTGCTACTGTTCCATCTATTCTTTTATATCTTGAGTTTAGTTTCGATGGTTGGATGTTTCCATTAACATCTACTTTTGCTTGTGTATTTGATAAACACCATTTTAGAATTGGATTGTTGTTATAAACTACTTTGTTATTCTTTAAATCAGCTTCAAGTTGTTTCATTGGTTCTGATAAAGAATAAACTCCTTGTCTGACTTTTTCCATATTAAAACCTAACTCTTCCATTTCCTTAATCCAATATAGACTATTCCATGGATCGTATCCTACCCAAAGTGGTCTAATATTATATGTCCTTATCATATTCATAAACCACTGAGTAACAAGTGAAAAGTCATTCTGGCTTCCATCCGTTACTGTAATCAGACCTTTTTGCACCCAAATATCATAAGGTGCATTGTCCTCCTCTTTACGCTTTAGAATGACATTACTTGGCATAAAAAATTGAGTAATAACAAACTTTTTATCACCTTTCATTAGTAATAGAACAGCGGCCGTTAAATCCGTTGTGCTTGAAAGGTCAACACCACCAATTGCATAACTATCTTTTAAATCTTCAATACTAAAGGTTTCATTATTATTCAAATCATCGAAAGTTAGCCATGAGCCTTGTTCTAGTTGTTTAATATTGAAATCCTTTGATAGCATTGTTACTCTTGTTCCAAGGTCGTGCTTTGATTTGTTCATTAAATCTTCCAAGTAAGAATATGTCTTAATCGTTCCTATACTTGGATTAGATTTTTGCCACGTTCTTCTATCTTGATATATTTCATCAACTGAATCTTGCGTATATAACCAAGGGAGCACTCTTTCATCTTGGATCTCGCTCTTGATCATTCTTCTAACATAATCTAACTTGTTATCTAAAAAACCACCAACAGTGTTTCCTTCAGTGGTTATGATAAATATAAGCGGTTCAGATTTAGTTGATTGACTTTGTTTAATCGCATCATAGACCTTTGAATCGGTCATTTCATGTACTTCATCAATACAACCAACTTCAATGTTATAACCATCTTTATTTCTTGATTGAGCTGATAACTTCTTTATTTTGTTCTTGGTCTTTGGTGAGTAGATATGAAAGATGTTCTTTTTACTTCTTTTCTCATTTGACAGAGCTTTTGATTGTTCTCTCATGTTATTAATCTCTTCAAATAAGATGTTAGCTTGTTCTGTTGTATTAGATGCACATACGATATCAACTCCACCTTTTGATAAGAAAAACTCAGCTAAATCGATGCCTGCAATGAAGGTTGTTTTACCATTCTTTCTTGCTACTAACAATAAGACCTCATTAAACCTTCTTAAGTTTGTATCAGCCATTTTAAATCCATAGGCTACTTGAAGGACTGCTTTTTCCCAAAGTTCCAAAATAAATGGTTCACCATTAAATGGACTTTTAGTGTGTTTGCAGAATGTCTCAATAAAATCAATTCTTATTTTTCCTGGTTTTTCATCAAATATATATCTAGGATTATTTAAATCATCAATTAAACCTTCTAAAACTGTGAGTAGTTCTTTACCAACTAATATCTCACCTTCTTGAATTTGCCTATAATACTCTTTTAAAT